AATCTACTCGGCTGGCGCAGGGAAGGCGGGCAATATTGGTACGTTCTCGCCTCATCCGCTGACACATTCAAAGAGGCCGACGTAATGGAGGCTTTCGAAACCATACCAGAAGTTTACGCACCTATTGCACTGAAAGCCCGCTCGTATGCTAACATGCGCCTGAAAGAAGTTGACGCTGATGGCAACGAAAAGAAAACAACCGAAGGGCAGCGAATCATAAACCTAATCTCAAACCCGAATTGGTTTCAGGGCGACAAGGAATTTTTGATTCAGACTAAAATTTTACGCGAAGTTTACGGCAACGAGTACATATACAAGCTCCTGCCTTTTGGCATGGGCAACGGCAATGTGAAGGCATTGTTTACAATCCCTCACGACATCATTAAGTGCAAGTACGATGCTGAACTTCCTTTTTACCTGCACAGCGAGCCGCCAAAGGTTTTCTACAAAATACTGAAAGCCGATAACGAGTACGATAAAGTTGAAGGCGAAAACATCATTCACTTCAACGACAATCGGACTAAGATCAAAAACTCTACTGACGATAAAATCTTAGTCGGCCAGAGTAAGTACATGGCCATGAGCGCAGTTATCAATAACCTCAAAATGGCTTATGAATCCAGGGGGATTATCTTAGCGCATCGTGGCGCTAATGGTGCGTGGGTAAATGACAGTAAGGACATAAGCGGTTCAATAGAACTTCCAAAAGAAGAACGCCAACGTTTAGAAAGGGCGTTTTCAAAATATGGAACGCTAAAGGGTCAAAAGCAAACAATTGTTACCAGTCAAAATTTGCGATGGGAACAGGCAGGTACAAACAACCCGCAGAACTTAGGAATCTTTGAGGAAACCCGCGAAGGCTTTTTTAAGATATGCGATGCTGCTGGCGTTCCTAAAGATGTTTTTGCGTCTATCAGCGGGGCAACATTCGAAAACCAAAAGCAGGCTGAAAAGGGTTTATACGTTCGTACCATCATGCCAGAGGCAAACGAATGGATCGGTGGTATTGATTACGACCTGAGAGGTAAAGATCGCCAGACACGTATTATCGCGGATTACTTTTATCTGCCAATTTTCGAAGACGATTTGAAAACCAAATCGGAAGCAAAGCGCACTGCTATAACTAATTTGTCGCTGCTGTTGCAAGACAAACAAATCACCCAATCGGAATACAGATTTGAACTGCAAAAACTTGGCTTTGGCGATGGAAAAGAAATACCACCGCCAGCGGATGACAATCAGTCTGACGTTGAAACGTTAGCGGCTCAGGCTCAATTACGCGGCAGCGTTGGAGGCGTTCAAGGTATTCTAAACATTCAAGCGAGCGTAGCGGCTGGAACAAGTACGCGCGAATCTGCGCTTGGGATATTGACAGTGGTTTACGGATTTACACCAGAGCAAGCCTCGGAAATTTTAGGTCAGCCATCTCAACAAAATCAACAATAACATGGGACGCAAGAAAAAAGCAACCGAAGAAAAACCTTTTGTGCCGGACGAATCAATCAACGAAGTGTTTGTTGATGTGCCGGTAAAGAAGCCAAACCGATACATTGAGCGTATAAATCGCGCTATTGAAAATCGGAAACAACGTAAAGCAAAACGCAATGCCGAAGCAAACGGAACCGAAGATTAAGATTTCCCGCGAGGAAATCGAACGGATCAAAGCCATAAAAAAGGCAATGACTGACAAAAAACAAATTGTGCGCAAATGAACACATTAATGAAAGTTGAAGTAAAAACGTTAATGTTCTTTACAATTGCAACGTACACCGCTACAAGCGTTTGCCAATTAAAAGACTGCATTGAAGTTAACAAAAACGATGGTGGCATTGTGTATTTTTCTGTTAATCATTTTATAGTTGAAGTAACACCTATTGCAAATGAAAACACGCATTGACAAGGCCACATATCAGCGGCTAATCGCGGAAAAAGACTTCCGCTTGGCAACGCAAAAAATGAAAATTGCCGATGCGATTACGCTGCTGCCTAATAAGTCGTTTGAGCCATCCGTTACAAAGGGCCGATACCTTTATGAGAACGATGAGGAAAAAGGCATATTGAAACGGACTATTGTTTCCAACACTTACAATTGGTTAGACAGTCATGGAGACGTACACTTAAATGGCATATTTGCAAAATCAATTCAGGAACGCGGCACGCGCATCCCACACCTGCACGATCATAAGTTTCAACTTGCGGCAAAGGTTGGCCGCCCGCTTTCCTTTGCCGAAGTCGGGATGAAGTGGCGGGCGCTTGGCCATCCTAAAAACGGTGATACGGTTGTATTACTTATGGAAAGCCAAATCGAAGCCAGGCTCAACAAAAAGGTTTACGAGGAATACAAAGACGATGCGGTAGATCAACATTCGGTAGGAATGATTTACACCAAGATTGAATTGGCCGCAAATGATGACAACTACAAATCCGAGTATGAAACCTGGGAAGAAGTGTTCCCATCACTCGGCAACAAAGAGGAAGCAGAAGAAGCCGGATTTTTCTTTGCCGTGCGTGAAGCAAAACTAATCGAAGTGTCTGCTGTATTGTTAGGATCAAACGTACTTACACCAACATTGAACAATAAAATTCAGCCGGGTAAACCCACTGAAAAAACTGAGCCGGTAAAAACCACTCTGAACGTAAATGATTTGGTGGACGTGTATCGCAAATCAATTATAAACTAAAACCATCAAAAAAATGGAAATCGAAGTGAAAGAAATTCAGGAGCTAATCCAAAAGCTCGGAAAAGAACACGGCAGCCAAATTGAGGCCGTGAAGAATGAAATCAAAAAGGCAACGGAAGGCTTGGTAACAAGCGAGAAACTTACCGAAACCCTTGAAAAAGCGGGTGTTAAAGCCGATGCAATTGAAAAGCTGACGAAAGCCGTAGAGGCTCAAGGGCTTGAAATCAACAAGATACTGACCGGCAAAGGCGGCAACAAAGACAAGTCTGTGGCCGAATTGATCGAAGAAAAGAAAGATGTGATGGGGCGCATTGCGAAGGGCGAGAAAACGTCTTTCAAAATTGAGGTGCCCGTTACCAAAGCGCCGGTACTCCGCTCGTCCGTTACCAACACCACGCAGGCAATGCGCTTGGATGACATTGGCCAAGTGGCATATCGTAGTTTTACGCTTTCATCTTTGTTCCGTCAACGCCCGATTGCGCCTAACTCAAACGGGATTGTTCGTTATGTGGATCAATCGGCACCTACCCGCGCGGCTGCGTCCGTTGCTGAAAATAACGCTTTCCCGGAATCTACCTTTCCGTGGCAAGAGTACACTTTGTCGCTGCAAAAAATTGGCGACCAAGTGCCGGTGTCAATGGAAGCCTTTAACGATGTTGACTACATCGCTGGCGAAATTGAACAACTGTTACAAGTTAACGTTGGCTTGCGTGAAGATGCTGATTTGTGGAATGCCAATGGTATTGCTCCAAACATTACCGGTATCCTTACGTACGCGCCAACGTATGTAGCGCCTGATTTGCAACTGGATGAGCCGAACTTGTTTGACCTAATCGTAAAAGTGGCCGAGCAAATTAACGCTGGCCGGGAATCGAAATTCCGCGCAAGCACCGCGATTATTTCTTACGCTCGCTTCAACGAGATGCTGATTAAAAAAGCCGTTGACGGTCATTACCTGAACCCGCAATTTGTGCAATTCTTACCAGATGGAACCGCTAATGTAAATGGCGTTCGCGTGATTCCTCATGCCTTGCCTGGAGTAAACGAAATGCTGGTGGGTGACTTTAATTGGGCCACTCAGTTTACCGCTGGTGGAATTGAGGTTGAAATGGGATTCATCGCAAACCAATTCATCAACGATATGATGACGATTAAGGCGCGTAAGCGTACTGCGTTACTCGTTCGTAACGTTGACCTGAATGCATTTGCAAAAGTGACTGACATTCCTGCTGCTATTGCATTGCTTGACTAATCGAATGGTGTAACGAAAAAGTAAAAGAAGAAAAATGAAAACTAAATTCAATTTCCTGATCGTGGGCTTGGTAGCCT